CAACATATTGCCTGACATTGCTGGAACAGACTGTATATTATTTTTCCACTTAAAGTCTGATGCAGCATACTCGTCCCAAGAACCGTAACCAGCCGCCATAGCCTTTTCAGTTTTTGTTAGTGTTGAAAAGTCATTTGTTGTTGTCGCCTTTAATATTTTTTCAGAAGATGCAGTAAGTTTTTCAGAAGAAGCTGAGACACTTTTTTCAGAAGAAGCTAACTCCTCACTCTTTTTAGTGGCATATGCATACTCATAAATGCTGTCTGGAACTGACTTTCTAAACCAGTATTTTGGATTTGCAACTGAAAGTTTTTCGTTTGGATCAGGCAATATTGCTCGTATTGCGGCGCGTTGCATCTCGTCAATCGAACTAGCAAGATTGTCTGCGGCGCCAGTTATGCTTTCACCAGCAGAGGCAAATAGTGCTCCCAATTTTTCCGGTAAACTTGCAAAAAAGTCAATGACTATGCTTGGTAAATCGCCAATAAACTTACCAATGGCAGCATACATCTCAAACATTGGATCAATAAAATATTTTGAATATAGGTCAGTAAATGAGAAACTGTCTAAAAACTTAGAGAACTCGGAAAATCCAAGTTTTTCAGATATCCAAGATATTCCATCTTTTACTGAGTCTAATAGGCTGCCAACCAAGCCGTCAAATACGCCTACAAAAAGTCCCTTTAGGCCGCCAATCAAGCCACCCTCTTTAAACCCTTCAACCGCTCCCTTTATTCCACTATAGACTCCCATTGCTATTGTTAGCGGCAAGCCCAATACCTTTAAAAATGGTCCGACAAATTTACCTAATGATGAAATCGTTTTTACTAGGCCTCCCCCAGCTTTCATTCCAAATTTAAAAAAGCTAAACATGCTTGAAAATGTTCGTCCTATTGCAGAAAACGCTTCTCCAGCAATTCCAACAACGCTAGATACTGTTTTAACAACCGGCGAGTTTCCAAATATAGAAAATACTTTACCGAGTAGAACAAATAATTTACTAGACTTAAATTTATTAACAAGCTCTGCAATCTTTTCTATGCCAGTAAAGACTCCCTTAAACAATGGAGAGGCCTTTAGACGCGTTATAATGCCTGTAAAAAATTGACTAATAGTAGAAAAGATGCCACCTATCTTTTGAAAAAGCTTTGTTTTCTTAAGAACGCCAAACATTGAGGATGCGAGTTGAGTTATAAACCCAGTTGCAAAGCCAGCCAATAGCGCAGCGGCTGATAGTATGCCGCTAAAAATTCCGCCCGGCATTTTTAACTTAGAGTCTTTAACTGGAGTCGGACGTGTTTTGTCAGGCTTTAGTCCTCTAAGGGCGTCAAGCAACTCATCGCGGTTTTCACGTTCCTGAAGCTTGTTGCCCTCTAACCTTTTTGCAAGTACTACGTTTGAACGTATTAGAACGTCAAACTTATCTTTTAAGTCTGTCGCAACACCCACAAGTTTGTCTAGAAAAGTAGGAACCTCTTTGGTATTTTCACGGGCGGCAGTAGACGCAAGTGTAAAGTCATAGTTATCAATTGTATCAAGTATAAGATCTTGAGACAGGTTTGAGCTTTGTAATTCCTTTACAACTTGTGCTAGTGTCGATTCGTCGTTCATTTTTTACGTTTTTCTTCTTCTTCTTGTATGTGTTTTATTAACATTGCGATATAAATTTCCCTCTCCCACGGCAGCATATTATCTAATTCAGTTAAACTATATTTGTGATGTTGTATTAGTGCAAAGTTTGTTTGATAATAATTAGTCAACGATTCATGTGAGAGGGCTATTCGAAAAAAGCCTGTGTTCCAGTAAGAGTAATATCATTTTCTTTTTTACAGCCAGTACAGTTAAACTGAAGAGTGTGCTGTAATTTTGGAGTGTTTGATATATACTCTTCAATTTTATTAAGCTGCGCGCGATTTAAGCTGTTTACAAACGTCAATAGTTCTTCACGAGTCGACTGCGCTGCTGTATAGACTCCGCTGTCATCAAAAATTGATTCGATTGATGCAATAAGCATGTTTGTTATTGTGTCAACGTTAACTTCAGACGCAGACACTATGGATGACATGTCATCAACGCATATATGACGTAAAATTACTCCAATTTTATCGGTTAACATAATTTTGTTATTAACCTGCTGTTTTGGCCACGTAATTTCAATGTCGTCTATGTTTACTGAAACTTCGTTGTACGTTTCGCAGTGATCGCACTTGCAGCGTATGTTGCTAATTTCTCCTACGCTTTTAGCGCGCAGTTTTAAGAAAATATACTCGAGGTCAAACGACGTTAATTGTTCTGGTTTGCATACGTTGAAAGTGCATGCGCGTATAATGTCTTTGATTGCTGACATCATTTCGCCCGAGTTATTAGACTCCTGTGCGAGCAATAATATTTTTTCTTCTTTTACGAGGAATGGACGATATTCAATTGACTGCGAAGTTGATGGCACAGTCAGTATATATTTTGGTGATTCAAGTGTTGGTAATGGCATAATGTTATATATTAGTGTATAATTTTCAATTTATCGTATGTAAATACTACTGTTACTTTTTGAATAGTAGATTCACTGTTGTTGTCTAATTCCATGGAGTTTAGAGTAATTGGATAGGCTCCCTGCAAAGTTACTTTATGAACCTCTTTATTTTGTTCATCTAGTTGAGTAATACCTATTTCAGTCTTATAGTCACTATAATTAGAAGTTAGCAGATACGAATCGATATTTATTATCTTTTGCATCCACTTGTCTATCGCAGTTTTAATAAAATTATTATTAGTCGCAATAAATGTCATTGTAATGTCATCCTCAATATATCCAGTTGGTATTTTTAGTGGACGACGAGTGCCGATATCATAGTCTAAAGTCGTTATTTGTTTTCCAGGAATGCTAGCCGTCTCACACAAGTATGGTATGTCTCGTGTTGATTCAGACGACCCAGGAATTGCAGCAAACGTTACGTAAAAGCGATTTGGTTTAGCAATGCCGCCATTTCTAATTATGGCAGATTTAAAATCATTTATTGATGAAGACATATTAGACTAGAGTGCGTGTTTTTTGCCAAATTGAAGCGTTCTTTTGACCTACGAAAGAATCAGTTGGTAGAAAGAGTGCTATTTCCCATTCGGGTGGAAGCACTTCGACTGTTTTAGAAACGACATGTTTGTACAAGTAGTGTTTAAAGCAAGGGGCGTATGCTCGTAACTTTGCAGTGCTGCTTAACATGTCGTATGACAGCCTAAAACGAGTTGTCTCGTCTAGCTTTTTATTATTCATATGATCCATAAGACGGTCAAAAAAGACTGCCCGCTGCCGTGGCGGCAAGTAGTGTAAGTTTAGACCATAGAATCCTCCTTTTGCCGGTCCTACCATGAGTATAAGCGGAAACTTATCGTAGTATGGCAGTGTCTCTTTGTATTTGGGGTCATACAAAAACATAAACATACGACCAATGAGTGGTTTGCCACGTGTCTGTAATGAGTCGTCATTTAACACCCTTGACGGGGATATGTTTGACAGGCTACGTATTTTACGTATAAACCAGTCACGCGACTCTGCAGTACGCGGTAAAAAGCCGGCGCGTTCTGCATCGGCTTGAATCTTAGAAAAAAGAGACGGCATATATCTATTTATAACGTTTTTTTACGTCAATAATTTTATGCCAAGCGCCTTTATGGTGTCTTCGGTCCATACCTCAAAAATCCATCCTCGATCGGCGCAATATTCTCTGGCTGCTTCCCATTTTGATATGTTTTTAGCGTATGTAAGAACCTCTGTAATGTATGCCTTTGTTTTTCTAGATTTCACAGTTGGTTCCTGTGTTTGTTTTTTTGGTTTTATCTCGATCAGATACGTTTCACCGGTTTTAAATGTAATTTTTAAATCCACAAAATATCTATGACTCTTTCCGTCTGACCTACACCGGTATGGCACGACTGTTTCTTCGCTGCTCCAAGAGACTACTGCAGCGTTTTCGTCACACCACTTAAAAACTTGACGCTCCCACAACGAACGATAGACGACTCCAGACGCGTCGCCATCATATTTTTCTCGATGTATTATGCGATATTTACCGCTATAATAATGTTTTTTCGCCATATAAATACTTATATGACATATGGTTTTCCAAGTGATCGAGCAAAGCTGTCATCACGCCCGTTTATTAAATTTTCATGCAAAGGCGCGGCGGCTGCTACAATAGTATTGCCTATACCAGGCTCGCTACAATTTGGTGACGGCGCAACATACAATAATTCCGAATTGGGATTTTTGGGAGGCAGTATCGCAGGCATAGCGTCAGCTGCTTCTGGCGCAAATACATTTAAAGGTGCCGGCGAAGCTGCGATTAAGCAGATGGGTAATATATACAACAACGCAAAGGCAGGACTTGCAAATTCATCGATTTCTTCACTTGTACAAGGAGTGACTGCCTTAACTGGAGCAAATGAATCAATACAAAGTGCAATAAGCATTGGCACCGGAACGACCTTAAACAAAAATATAAACACTGAATTTACTGCGACAAATACCCGAGTTTTTACGTTTGCCTTTCAACTAATACCGTCTTCAACGACTGAAGCAACTGCTATAAAAAATATTGTAGAAGCATTTCGTAAAAACCTTTATCCAGAAGGCGGCGAGTTTCAATTAAAATATCCACCAAAATGGACTATAGAGTTTAGAAAGGGCGGAAGCGGAGACGTCATAACTGATATACCAAAAATAGGACAAACATATTTAACTGAAGTTAGCACTACGTTTAACAGTACCGCCAATATGTGGAGGGCTGACGGCTCACCAATCGAAACATCCATTCAGTTACAGTTTATGGAAACGCGAGCCCATAGACGAGACACCTTACCAACATAAACTATGTCTTTTTTTACAAAATATCCTAAAATAAACTATGATTTATTTTCAGACGGTTCTATATTTGAACTCACTGATATTTCTCGTGCTGTAATTATAAATTCGACCCGCATCGCTGATGACAGCGCGCTATATACATACTATAGCGTAAATGACGGCGATCGCCCCGACGTAGTTTCACATAAGCTTTATCAAAACTCCTCTTATTACTGGACATTTTTTATCGTAAATGATTTTTTACGCGACGGCTATACTTCGTCTTGGCCGCTGTCATACAGAAACTTTACGCGAATGATAGAACAAGAATACTCTAAAG